CCATTGATCGGCCGGCCTGAACGCTGTTGGCGTGCAGCTCACTGAGTTGCAGGTTGAACCGCTCCGCCTCTTTTGCCTGCTCCTTTGTGACGGTCCCGAGTAGGGACGTCCGATCTGCCAAGTCTTTCAAAAACGGCGCAAGCTCTTTTGCAGACTTGCCAAACAGCTCTTGCACCAGGCGGGCCTTGTTGCCGTCGTCAGCAAAATTGGCCAGTGCGTCGGACACCACCTTGACGGCATCGGCCGGGTCAATGTCGCGCAGCTCCTTGGCCGACAGACCGATCTGCTTCAGCGCGCGGTCTGTGTCGTCTCCCTCTTTGGCGCCCTTGAGCGCCTGATTGAGCTTGAGCATGGCGCTTTCGACTGTTTCCAGACTGGCGCCGGTGCGCAGCGCGACGTCTTCCAGCGCGCTGATCTTTTCGACGCTCGACCCCGTGGCATCAGAAACATCGTTGAGCGCGTCGATGCCATCAACGATGCCACGCAGCTGCTGAAGAAGCGCGCCAGATATGACGGCAGAGCCAACGGCGCCGGCCGCCATGCCGATACCGGACGCCAAACCATCCCAGCGCGCTTGGATGTCCGCCGCGGCTTTTTCGTTGAGGCGCACGGCGCGGCCCAAATCGCCATCCAACTTGGCTAGGCGGGCCTCCAGATCAATCGATAGCGTGGCAAGGGCCATGGTTGGGTCTCAGTTGCCCGGCGGGCGGTAGGTTTTGAGCACGAGCAGGCGGTTGAGCAGGCCGGCGCTGTCGTCTATGCCCAGGTGAGCGCAGACGTAGGGCAGGCCTGACCAGTCGATGCCGCCAGCGTCGTTGCACAGGTAGTTCCAGGCGCGAATGGCCTGGTCGTCTGCGTCGCTGTCAGTGCGTTGGATGCCCTCTAGCTCGGCGCCGTGCTGGGCGTCGAGCCGGGCCCGGAGTTTTTTGCCGCGGCCGCGCTGCGCTCGCGCTCTGCCACCGCCGCGCCTATGGCCGCCGGCAGCAGTGCAGACGCCCATTCGGGCCGGCTGGCCAGCATGATGCGCAGCACCTCGCCATCGGCGGGCACGGCGCTGTCTGAGCCCACGCCGGCACCCAGGAGCAGGGCCTCAGTCACGCCGGACCAGCCGCGCAACAGGGCGGCCAGAATGGTGGCGGCCTGGTCCAGGTCGCCCGAGGCCGAGCAGGCGCCCAGGCGGGCCGCCTGCTGCAGGCTGGGCGTATCCAGCTGCAGGCGCACGGGCACGTCTTGCGCCGGCATATCGACCCAGTACAGGCGCTGCGCCCGCAGCTGGGCCAGGATGGCCTCAGCCCCGCTCATGCGATGCCCTTGAGCACCCAGCCGGGCACGGTGACCGCCAATGAGCCGCTGGCCAGCGCACCGGACTGCACGGACTCGCCCGGCAGCGACGGCTGGCCGTAGAACACGCGGGTCGAGCCATCATGCAGCGTGACGCGGAACAGCATGTTGGACTGGTTGCGAGCCGCCGTTTCAACCTTGTCCATCACCGCGCTGTTGTACGTCTGGTTTTTGACGCCCAGGGTCACGTTCTGAGCCCCTAGCAGGCCGTTGATGTTGCGCTGCTTGACGTCTACAAGGCGGGTATCGTCCAGCTGGTTGGCCGCGCCTCCGCCGATTTCGTAGCTCACCGACTCATCCAGCAAGCCCCACGTGGCCGCCGGGGTGAACGTTCCGGCTGTAAACGCGGTGTAATTGGTGGTATCCAGGCCCTGCAGGTCAAACGAGTTGGTCGACTGGTTATAGACGCGGCTAGCCTGCTGATCGAGCTGTGTCATGCCGGCGGTGACCGTCCAGTAGCCGACAGCCCCGTTGGCCAGGCCGTGGGCTGCAGACGTAGCCACGCCGGGTGACGCCAGCGTGACGGCAGACACCGTTTTGGCAGTGGCGAACGTGAGGGCGACCTCGACCTTGACGGCCAAGCCTTTTGCGGTGGTCATACAGATCCTTTCTGCGGATGTAAAAAAACCCGCTCAAGGCGGGCAGACGTAAAAAAACCCGCATCAGCGGGCGGGCTTGGGAATTTGGGGTAGTGCGCTAGGCGATGGCTACAAACTGCAAGATGTCAGCATCAAGCCCAAGCTCGGGGTCGTGCCCCGTGCTGCGCCCGGTCATGGGCATGCCGGCCAGCGCGGCAGCGTCGCGCACGGCGTCACCTACGGCGGCGGTGGCCGCGGCAGACTCGCCCCAGCACTGCGCCTCGATCGTGCAGACGTCTGCGAGCAGGTTGCCAGCCAGCCCATACTCGGGAGCGTGCGAGCTTGTGAACACCACATACGGGAGCGAGGCGCCCTGCGGTGCAGCGTTGATGCTCACCCGGCTGCCTACCTGCGCCACCAGGGGAGCAGAGGCCAGCAGAGCGGCGCGGAACATGGTTTCAATGCTCATCGGTCATGCCCTCGTTTTGGGGGCGCAGGCTCATGCGCCGAACCATCGACACCACGGCCTCGCCGTTGCGCGGCATCATCATGCGCGTGACGCGAGCCACGGGGAGGTGCCCGGGGCTCAGCACCAGCACCACCCGCGAGACCCCATCAGGGTCAATGCCGAGCGCCCGGCACAGCTCAAAGTTGATGCGGTGAGGGGTCACAGTGTTTCGCCCTTGTTGTTGAGCTTTTCGATTTGCGGCCCGATCTGGGCCTTGAACACCTCCAGCGCCTGGGCTAGTTTGGCCGACGCCGGCCGCAGAAACTGCAGAGATCCCATCTTGCGAGTGCCGAACTCTAAGAAGCGCCAATAGAACGGGTCACCGCGGCTCTTGGCGCCACGCGCGCCGGACTTGGCTGGGCGCACGTTGACAAACACCCCCACATCACCCGCGCGCCGCGCCGCCTTGCTGGTTCGCACGACTATGGCCTTGCGCACGGTGCCAGGCGCGCGGTACGGGGCTTTACGTACCCCCGACATCTGCAACACCGGCGCCCGCGCACGGGCATCGTCGCGGATGACCCGTGCCCCAGCTGCCAGCGCGTTGCGCAGCGCCCGCTTGCGGAGCTTTTGCGGGATGCTCAACAGCGCGGCCCGGAGATCCGGCAGCCCCAGCACTGTGCCCCCATCACTCCCTGCCATCACGCACCCCCGACACACACATCAGCTCCAGCCACTCGCGCCCACCCGCCACCTCGATCGGGTCGCCCACAATCTCCAGCGGCTGGCCGCGCCACATCACACGCCAAGTGGCCAGCACGCCAGCCCGGTAGCGGATCGCCACCCTGTGGTTGGTCACCGCCTGCATCTGCTGAGCCGCGAAGTACTCACGGCCCTGCAAGGGCTCCACCTTGGCCCAAGCCGTGACCACGTCTTGCCAGGCGCTGATGGACTCACCCAGCCCGTTGGCGGTGGTGATGGGCCGCTGCAGGGTGATGCGATGCCGTAGATCTGCGGATGTGAGCTTCTTGGGCACTGGTGCGTCCTCTGGTTTTACGTGGCGGTTTGGGTGGGGTTATTTCAACCCCCACCGGCAGGGGATGGGATTAGCGATTTGCAGGGATAGGAATCAGAACGGGTAGCTAGCAAGAATCGCAATCACTGCATCATCGATGCCGTAGCCCAAGTAGTCCGCGCCGTCCACGTTCGCGTGTACGCCATCACCGATGTAGAAGATCGAGTTTCCGGCCGTGGTTGTGTATATACCAGCCGCTGCAGTTGCCGTGACTCCCCCCGACCAAGATACTGCCGCCGAGCCGTTCGTTAGTGTGATACCCGATTTGATCGTTCCGTTGCTGAATCTGATCCGGTAGGTTGACGCTGTGTTCCCAGTCCATACCCCTGTAAGCGTGGCGGATGTCGCGCCGCTCAGGGCGCTGGTGAAGGTGACGGCTCGGCCGTCACCGGTCTGCATTGGACCCGCACAGCGGCCAGTCGCGCCCCAGGACGTGTACCAACGGCCGTTAATCGTGTCGATGTAGGCCCACGGACCGGAATCGGCCTGAATGGCCGCATAGACGACTTGGCCGACTCCAGCATCAAGCCCGCTGGCACCAGATACCCCGGACGCAGCCGTCCACGCGTTCAGTGCGATTACCAGCGCCTTTGGCTGTACCCGCCGAAGCGCCGGGAAATACGCGTTGATGTAGGGCGCATTTGCGTTCGGATCGATGCCGTCATTTAGGCCGAGCGCAACCACAACCATATCCGCGCCGCCTGTGCCAAACGGCAGGGCGACGGCATTATCAAGTCGGTCGATTGCTCTCTGCGCAGCAGCAGCCTGCCGATAACCTGTGCTGCCGATGCAGTCGGCCGCAAAATTCGGCGAGCGGAACAGTCCGCACAGCCGGCCGATGATCGAGTTAGCCCACTGCCGCCCGTGAATAGTCCCGTAGCTGTCGCCGACGTGAACTATATGCATCATGCCGGATAGGTCCACTGCATTGCAAGTGTCGGCGGTGTCCATGCCCAGGCCGAAGACGCTCGCCGATGTGCCGTGGATTTGCACCATGTACCGCCGCGCCTTGCGAACCCCCAACCAGTCGAGCACGTACCAGTTGCCGCTAGCGCCAGCCAGATAGTCCGCGCCGAGGAGTTGCCAGCCCTGGCCGTCGTTTTGATCAATAAGGATCGTGAGCGCGGCCGAGCCCACCTGGCATGCGATGCCAAACAGCGGAGAGTCGGTCTGGAAGGCGTAGCCGATGGGTGACGGCTGGACCTGATTGAGCGGGTAGGCACCCCACAATGCCATTCCGTCATTGAATCCCTGAAACGTGGTTTTATTC